CCTGTAGGAAACAGGGCGTTCAACCCGCCGGATGTTGCAGAACCTAACGCTGCTAAGTTCTGTAGTGTAGAAGGTGTCTGTGTTGTGGTGACAGTTTGTGGTGCACTTACACTTGCTAAAATATTACCAAGGTTAGCAACGTTAGTAAATGGTGCAGTCATTTGTTCTTGACCAACATTCATAGCAGTGTTGATGCCTTGTTGTGCTACATTACCTTGGTTTGCTGCAGCTTGAACACCTGTTTGTTGGTTTTGTAATGCTGCTTGCATTTGTGCTTGTTGTAATTGTGCTAAAGCATTTGCTTTTGCTGTATCAACAGCAGTTTGACCACGTAAGCTTCCAAAATTACCAGAACCAATTGCACCTGCCTCTGTGCCGGAAATAACACTTGGCAACAATGTATTTAAAGCATTTTGTTGGGCAGCAAATAAACCACCCATTGCAGTATTGGTGTTAGGTTTAACATTTCCGGAAGCGTCTGTAATCCAAGGATTAGCCGCACCTGTAGAAATACTGCCAAGAGTATTTGCAGCTTGTGTAAAAGGATTGTTAGCCCCTTGCAACGTATCAATTGCACCTTTTGCAACTGTTTGGTTTAACTGTGGTGCAGAACCAGCAGCAGTTGTTGCTTGGTTAACTAAATTTTGTTGTGCTGTATCATACCAGCCGGGTAATGTTGTGGTTGATGTGCCACTTGTTTGTGTTAAATCGGATAGTGCTGCCATAATTATTTAACCTTTGCCTTTTTCTTTGCTTCAAGTAAGTAACCCAACGCGCCTTTAGAATCCGGCGGTAAATGATTAACATCTGCTTTTCGTTTATGATGACGAATAACTTTTAAAAATTCGTCTAGTACTTTTGCGCCGGCGTCGTTAGAGCCATTACCTAGTCCGGAGACAACGTCTGCAGGAATAACAAACTCGCCATTAGCCAACATTGCTGGAATAGAGTCCGATGTACCATCACCGTCTCCTTTAACATAAGTGTGTTTAATAGAGTTTAGACCACCTTCGCTATAAAACTCTGGGTCATGTCCTTCAATTTCACCGCCTTCGCTATGTCCTTGAAAGTTTTTTAATCCGATTGATGGTCGGTGTATATTGCTTGTAAATGGTTGTAAAAATTGTGGATGTCCGCGTGTTATTGAAGAACCTTCAGCGTAGCCCATTAATCCACCTTCTGCTGCGTGTGATATTTCTGACAAAGGATGAAATGTATACTGGTCTGGTGTTATTAATTGATCTACAAATTTAGGTTGCCCCACTAAAGAAATATGTGAACCTTGTGTTACTCCGGACACTGGAGTAGGAATGCCACTATATCCACTGACATTCGTTCCACCGCCAGCGGCGTAATATTCAATATGTCCACCCTCTTTTATTTCTGGCATGGATTGTTCATATGTTTGATTTGGTGATATCATAGTGTTCGAAAAAGTTGGTTGTCCCACAAGTTGTATTTGATGCCCTTTTGTTACATGCGGCGTGAAATCTAATGTTGATAATCCTGTAAATGCCGGAGCACCTGAAGTACCACTAAATCCACTAGTAGCTGTCGGGATTCTCGTTGCACCACTTGCACCACTTGCACCACTTGTGCCTTGTAATAGCGGTGCCACATTAACGTTAATAGGTATGTTGGTTCCGGATGTACCAGTATCCGCCGTTGGTAAATTGGTAGTCACTTCACCAGTTAATTGATTGGTAGTAACTAAATTACCTTTTTCATCTGTGGTTGTGTTAGTGTCCGCCACAGTAGGTGTATACGGAGTTGCCTCACTTATAACAGTACCATTTTCATCAACAACATTACCAGCGTTGTCTACAGTTACTGCCGTTCCATTAGCTGTAACCATACTACCATTAATGTCAGAATAACCGGTCACACTACCTTGATCTGGATAAACTCCTTCAGCAACAATATCTGTAGATGTTGCTTGATTTGTTGGCGTTGTATTTACTACAGTATCTAAAGCGCCACCGGTGGTAGTATCAGTACTTACAATATTTTGTGCTGTTGTAACATCACCGGTTGCTAGAGCGTTAATAACATCTGTATTACCGTTATTAACAGCGTCAATTAATCCTTGGTCGCCAGTTGTTTGAGCAACATCCATAGCAGTTTGATTAGTTTGTGCTACTGTATCTAAAGTACTTTGGTCTTCTGTTGTTGAAGGAAAATAGCCAGACAATTCTGAAGCTGTTGCAGAATCCATTCCAGATTCTTGCATTAGTTTATTGTATTGTTCTTCTGGTGTTAAATCAACTGCAGTATTAGTATCTGTATTAACTGTATCTAAACCAGATAACGTTACTGTATTAGGTAGTTGTGTGTCGGTAGTTGTATCTGTAGTATCTACAGATGCCAATTGACCTAAATCTGTCCCCGTTGTTCCAGGTGAAGAAGCTATAACAGTATTGTTTGTATCTAAATTTACTACATCCCCATTATTAACATTATCTGCGGTAATTGTTGCTACATTACCGTTTGTGTCAATAACAGACGCTTTGTTTGTTGTTGGATCAACACCTATCACAACTGCTGTTGTAGTTGGTTCAGTTGTTGATGGAACTGTTTGACTTAATATTGTTCCATTTAATGAATCAACAATTTGTTTTGTGCCATCTGCAAAAGTTTCAGTTGTTGTGCCATCTCCATTATCAACTGCAGTTGTAAGTTCAGCAGTTGGTTGAGTGAATGTTGAAGCAACTTTTGTATTATCTTGCGCCACTGTATCAGTTTGTGCAGTAGGCTGTTCGTCTGTTTTTGCTGTTTGTACCGTCTGTGCTTGCACTTTACTTGCAGCAGCCAATGCATCTGTAGCCGTCTGACCATTATGAATTGCCTCTTGGTATGCTGCTTGAGCTTCCGGACTCATTGCTGCAACACGGTTTTCAATACCAGACGTTATAGATGTTTCATTAGTTAAATTGTTAACAAAATCAGTATACTGTTTTGATAAATCTGTGCTTGCATTTTGTAATGAGGTATATTGCTCTTTTGCTGAATCACCTAACGTTGTCAATTGTTTGGTTAAATCTTGCAACTGATTATAATTATCACTTAATAAACTGCTAGCAGATTGATAGTTCGGCAACGTATCATTATACGTTTTTGCCGCAGCAGTCATTGCGTCAACTTGCTTTTGAAGATAATCTGCGTCTGGGTTAGCTTTGGCAGATTCAGTTTCATAATTACTTTTTGCTGTATCATAATCTTTAGCAACTGAATTTAATTTATCAGCTAAACTTTGTGCGTCTGTCTGGTTTTTTTGTACTGTATCAGATAAATCTTTTGCTTTATCCTGTGTGCTACTAAAATTATTTACTGTATCCGTAAGACTTTTTTGTAATCCGCTTACAGAATTAAAAGCATCACTTAACCCTAGTTTAGCGGCACCATATACTAAAGAGTTTCCTATTGCCTCGCCAACATCTTTGCCAGCAATTCCTGCATTAACACCAGCACTAACTGTTGAGCCTAACATTTTTGCAGCAGTTTGGCTTAAATCAGCAATCTGTGTTTGTGACAACGCAGATGATAAAGCACCACTAATTGCACCACTTACAGCACCAGTAACTGGGTCTTTACCTTGTAACACAGCATTAACAGCGCCACCAATGGATTGACCCGTGGCGGATGTTAATGCTTGTACAATACTTGGGTCAAGTTCAGTAGTTAAATTTTGAATAATTTGTGCAGAACTAAGACCGGATGCTGCACCCGCGGTGACGCCAGCAATAATACCTGATGTGGCGATTTGTCCAACACTACCGCCATTAATGGCGGTTACTGATGCACTGGCTATTGCAGCGGGAACAGCGGTTTGAATTGCTGTAAAAGCCGCGGCATTTGCTGCACCAGACCCTAATGAAAAAGCACCGGCACCGGCAGTTGCTGTAATAGCATCACCCGCAAATGCCGCTTCAGCTGCTAGAGTACCAAGCCCTCCTGTAGCGTATGCAATAGCAGCCATTTCAATAACTTGTAATGGATGATCTTTTATTGATGATACTGCGGAACCTATGCCGTTAATAACGCTACTAAAAGCATGACCTATGTCACCAATAGTTTTTCCGACAAATCCACCCATTATTCAGTCACCGTAATGTGAACACCGTTTTCAGAAGGTGCTATTTTGTAATTTAAATGAGCTTTTTTTAAGAAAGGTTCTACGTCTTTGTTTACTGAAGATATTTCTAATTGGTGTATGCCAGCTTTTTTTAGACCATTATTAAAATATTTTAGGCTTTGCACAAATGCCTGTGGTTTATCGGCTGAAAACATAATGCCTTCTGCTGTACCGTCTTTATGGTTATCAATAAACAACAAGCTATCGTTATGTCTTAACACTCGATAATTAGGTTGTTGAGTCATTTTTAATAATGCTGCATAGGCTTTTTTAGGATCCATTTTTAGTTTATATTTTTTAATGTCACCAGCCACAATATCATACTCACTCATGCGGTTTTTATTGGCGTGAGAAAGCCCACCCGTTGGTGCAATATTAGATAATGGTGGAGTATTTGCAGTCATATGTTCTATTTCTATTAATGCAAAAAATAGGCAAAAACGCCCTAATTTAGTGGTTTTTGCCGTTAATACTTAGTGTCACTTCGTTTGCCCAGTCTTGCCAAGTAGTATAGTTATCTGGCGACGGTATGGGGAACGCTGAAAAAGTAGTTGAACCAGCTATAACATTAGCCATGTCTTTCCAATTTTCTTCTGTGGTAGAAGGCACATTTAACTGACCATAATAAATAATAAAATTACCGTTCCAGTCTTCCCAAGTAGATAATTCTGGACTAAATGGAAAGAACTGTTGATTAATTTTATTAACATAAATCGTCATGGCCGCTCGTCACCATACTCAGCTGTAATCATTAACCTACCCATTTCAAAATTACCATTAAGTACATTTGATTCAAATTTTAAACGCATGAGACGGTGTTCAACACGTAAGTCAATTTTATCTGTATGGGGTTCAAAATAATATGGTCCAGAGTTTTCTTCAGTTGCGCTGTTAGCAAACTTACGACCCAAAATAGTCATTGACATGGTGCCGGTTTGCAAGAAGTTTGGTTCAACACGACGTAAATGCATACGACGGTTAACACCAACTATTCCTTCTTGACTTGGATTACCTGTTAACCAACTAATATCACTGGTTGTAATACTAGAATATATTGCCTCTTCTGTATTAAGGTTAACTTGATTTTGACCAAATTCATGTTGCCAAATAGTATAACCACTAGTTTGTTGATAAACTAACGACCCAACAGCTACAGCGCTTGATGTTGCTCCAGTAAACGTAATTAATGTAACACCAGGAGCACCAATGGTTGAGTTAATAGTATATACAGAAGTGCTTACTTGGAATGTTTGGCTTGCATTAGAAGATAACGAAAAAGTTAAAACACTTCCAGGAGAAAATACAGAGGTTACATCTCCGGAAATATACATTTGGTTATTCGACGGAGCAGGTAAACTTGCCGGATGTGCAATAACGGTATATGCTTGGCTAAAAGAAGGTGTATAGTTCCAAGCCGCCCATATGGGTGTTGGAAACAATTCAGTAGTATACCCACAAGAACGTTGTGCTCCTGTGGCTTGCCCAGCATCATACCAAAGTTTATCTTTGACATTATAAATAATAGCATCGGTACATTCTGCAGCCGTGCCCCTAGGATAAAAGAACCAAATCTCATTGTATCTTGGCACCTTAGTTGCCCAGACTTTTTGACGTTGTGTATAGTTAAGGTTGTTAAACAAGTAGTTTATATTTTTATCATTTGGCACTACTGTGACACTACCATTGTAAGCATAGAATCTATCAACACCCATCCAATAAAACACACCATCCATCTCCACCACCGCATTGGATGACATGATGGAGATTTGGCTTGAAACAATATCATAGTTCCAAAACTGACTCGTTGTTGCTGTAGAAGAAGCTGAGGAGTTAAATGAAACACGAATTAAACTGTCGGTTGACCAAAATAATCCTGCGGGGGAATTAGTACCACCACGCATTGGCATACCTTTAACAACCTTTGAAGCGGATACGTTTGTTTGGTTAGCTAAAGGGCCATTCCAATCATAAATAGTTTGATTAAGATAAACACTACTAACATTATTATTTGCAATATAACCATGCGAGCCATATACAAAAATAAACGGGTAAAGCATACAAACTCCACCATCTACACTAATAGGTTGGTATGTTGGGTTTGCCCCGGCGCTGTCTGATAATCCACTGAATGTCCAAGTATTGCCCGCGGTTGGTGTAATATTACCAACTAATATTTGAGATGGCACACCGTTATCAATGTCAATTAAGTTATAACCTGGGTGGGCAAACATTTGTAATTGTCCACCAGATGGACTAAATTGTGCATCAAATTGCCAAGTAATTCGATAAGGTCCAAGTGCCGGGTCCGGTGTGAATACCGAAGTATTGTTTAACCACACTGTTGTTGGACTACCAGTGATAGTTCCTGTAACATTAACTGTAGTGTTTGGTGAAGTGTAGGTTGCTGTTGTTGTTACAAAATTAACGGGAGATGTTTGATTAAAAATAACATTAGTGCCCGTTGGAAATTTAGATGTTACATCGCCAGCAATTGTAAAACTTGAACCTGTATTTGAAACTAATTTAAATTGTACAGTGCCTGGCAATATACTTGCAGCAAAAGGCCCACTACCAACACCGTAGTTAATACCGCAGTTAAATACGTCTAATTCTTTATAGTTGCCAGCAAAAATATAGTTAACGCCATTGTATGGCTGGGATATCATACCGCGATAAATACCGGTATTGCTAGTAAATAAGGTACGATAGCCACCTATCTTTTTTGGGTCACCACGTTGAAAACGACACCATACACCGTCGGTGTATTGATCATTTTGAAATTGTGTACCATCACGTTTAATACCAGCCGGTATTGCTAGGCTATAAATTGTAGTATATTGCGAGGTATCTTGTTGCTGATTGTCAGCCGCCATTTAGAACGTTCCACCACTAATAATAGTTGCATTTAATTGACCTCTAACGGTAGTAACTGGCAAAGATAAATTAGTAGCATTGATATCAATAATTTCTGTACCGTTTGCAGCCAATCCTAAAATACTTGTACCAGCTAAATACATACCGGTGTTAGTATCATTTAAAAAAGAATAAGACGGGGCAGTTGCTGTTCCGTTTAATGCTTTAAATGAGGATGTTGATGAGGAATTTAAAATGTATAAAAACGTACCGTCACTTAATAATGTGTATGTTTGCCCAATACCTAAAGATAAAGGTGCTTGGCTACTTCCTTGATTTTGGAAAGTAATCACATCATTCACGTTAGTACAATTATTTACCATCACATACAACTGAGTAATAGCAGGTAATGTTACTGCCAATGTGGCGTTACGTGTGCCAGATTGTGATACGTATGTTTGAATAATCGGTGCATTTGATACAAGACTTAATGTGCCACCAGAAATAGCGTCTACGTCATAGGTTGCGGATGTAAACACCACGTTATTAGGTGTGACCCAACCAACAGTAATAAACTGATTTGAACTATTATCAAAAAATATAAATCCAGAATCACCCGGATTGGTTGTAATTGATGTTTGAGAGTTAATTGTTTGTGGAGATACTGGTGTGAAGGATAACGCGCCACTACCACTATTTCTAAAAGCAATAAACCAACCAGAACTTAATGTTGTAACAGAAGGTAACGGTATATTACCAAGCCCGCCAATCCAGTTATAAGTTAAAGCACGGCTTGCGTTAGATACACCTGGTGCAACAGATACGTCAAGAATATTTTGTGTAGTGGCTAACTGTCCGTTAACAGTTGTCAATCCAGCACCAGCCAATGAAGCTGCATCAGCCGCGGATGTTCCGGTACCAAATGTTACGTTACCCCATGCACCTGCAGGTGTGGAGTTATTTTGTAAATAAAAATATTTAGATACACCGGCGGCTACAGTAACAGAATTTCCGCCAGTAAAATCTTTAATAACAAAAGAGTTAGACCCAATATTTCGGAATAAAATATCAGCGCCAACGGTGCCTTGGTCTGCCTCCGGTAAATTAATTGCTAATCCAGTTGTTGTGGCAGTGCAATCAATAATACGAGTTGCTGGAACCTCCCCAGTACCTTGATTAACAATAGCAGGCCAAAACAGTGGTGTATCAGACCCAAATGAAAGTGCTGAATAGGATACATCCGTTGGGGTAACAACGGTGCCTGTAAACGGTGAAGTATAAACTGGTGTAGTCATGTATTAAGGTTCCTGAACGTTTGTGTTGCGATCAACACGACGTATATCGTCTTCTTTTTTCAACGCAGCAACTGCGTCCGTGTAGTACTGTCTCCATACTGGAAGCTTATCAAGTGCTTTTAAATACCCCTGTGCCTGCAATAGTGCACCATATAACATAGCTTGAGGGGCAACCTGTGTCCATAAATTTTGTTGGTTATTAGAATCTAAGGGTTGAATTTCAGCAAAATAGATAATTTCTACGGGATAGCTTTTATCTGGTGCAGGCGCAAAATTCCAGTTACTATAATCATAGTCTGCATAATATTTTGGCTGTCCACCAGATGACTCAGATAAATATTGAGACACATAGTCTTGACTACGTAATAATACGGGCTGGCCATTGACTTTCATAGATACTGTTTTACGCCAACGTGATGGTTTATTTAACACTGTTTGGTTTGTTGCTAAATTTGTTTCAACAACAATTAACTGCATGTATGTTTTTAATTCAGCTGCAATAGACGATTCGGCTAAGGCAATTAAGTTTGGTATTTGAGCGATAAATCCATCATCATCACGCTCCATGTAATCAATAATATTCGCTACAAGCGAATCGTAGGTCATTATTACGCTCATCTTGTATAATAGCTATAGTTAGGTTGGAAATAGATTGGAGACTTGTCGCGGTCTTCTTCACTGGCTTGTAAAAATGCTTTTTCTGCTTGTGCTTCTAAGTATGTAATTCTTTGTAGATCTACACCAGGGAGTTGCATTGACATGGAGTGTGATAATTGTTTTTGTACACAATTAATCCAGCGATCCGGTACATAAATTTCGTTTGTTAAAGAACCTACATCCATCATTTGTACTTCAACAATCAATTGAAACATTTGATAGGGATTGTTTGGTACAGGCCACAAATACATTGAAGGCTCAATTGTTCGGTCAAACCAATACTGTAAAGAACGAACAGATGGAAATTGTTTGTTTGGTAAGTTCCAATAATCATCACGGTTTAGTCGTGCTAGTGGTATAACTTGTTGACTCGTTGAAAATACAATTTGACGTACAGAATAGCTTGACGCCACAGTCTCACGTAAACGCCAATACAAGTGTGGCTCGGTGGTAGAAATATTATAGTACTGCCACTGGTAATCCGTCATTGTGATTTCAGGAAACTGTTCTTTTAAAAACCAGTTAACACCATCGTCGCTATATTCAAATGCTAAGTTGTACGTCTGTGTTGAATTGGGTGCGTAGCAATTCCAACCAACATAATATACACTTTGTGTTTGTTGGTAAGTAGAACCAAACCAATTCTCGTAACCTAATGTAGAAGCCGGTGTGCTAAGAGTAGGGCTTAAATCAAATGCTGCCGGAGATTCTGGGTTATCGGCGGGTAAATATTCAGACGCTTGTATGTTTTGAATATAAACCCAATTGGCTTCACGAACGTCGATGGTTGTTTTTGGTAATACTAGTTGTTGTTGCTGTGTGAGGGCACCATACAACTGGTTTTCTAATAACCAAAGATTAACACCACGGTTAGATAAATTTTGCAGATTATAAAACAACGCCTGTTTGCCAGCATCTACTAGCTCAGGCGTCATCTCTTCTGCTGTTTTACCAGAATCACGAAACGCATATGAAATTAACTGGTCAACATTAACTTTTGTATTACCAGTTGTATTTGAAT